TTCACCTCTAGCGTCTCCGTATCTCCATATGTTTATCATTGCATGAGGATCATTATTTGCTAAATTTTTAAATTGCCATTTCATTAATTTTTTTGCAGAACTTTCATACAAATCTTTTTCGTCATCTGTTAAACCAAAACCTATTCCAGAACCTTTACCTTTATCAGAATAATCCCATCTAACATCATAACCAGGTTGATTTGGTTCATTTCCATATAAGTAATACATATCAGTTTGGTTTATTAATTTACTTTGCAGTTTAATTTCATCGAATGAATAATTTATCATAGATTTTCCTGTATCTTTAAATACAGGAGCATTTTTACCATATAATTTAGACATTATTTGTACAGGCCCAAATGCATCCGAACCACCTTCAGTAGAACTTGCTGACGTTCTTACCCATTTTTCACCTTCATTAAGATGCCCTGTTTCAGCTTCAGAAAAAGCATCATACAAAGTATCTAATTGGTGATCTGTTATTTCAGACATATTAAGCCACCACCCAATTTCTTGCTTTTGGTTTTTGCTTATACCATCCATTTTTTGATTCACTAACACCTTGTGGTGGATAAGCGTATTTACATGCATATGCCAGTGCATCAATAGTGTCGTCATGAGCCATCCTAGGACCAAAGGTTGATATTTCTCTGTGTAAATCATAATGTTCTTTCTTTAAATGTATTTGTCCAACAGAAAACCTTTGCGCTAATATTTCTTGTATTCTATCTCTTTTTGACATTCTATTGCCTGGCTTTTCTTCTTTAAAAGGAACAATAAATTCATTCCTTCTTCTCATTTCGGCTCTTATAGCCTGGAATACTGGTTTACTCATAGTTGTATCTTCAATAGTAAATAATGTTGGTTTATAAAATTTAGCATAATCAAAGATATAGTCTACAATTCCTTTTTTATCCATACCTGGTATTCCTAACACAGGTAAAGACCTATTCCTAATATAATCTAATATATATATGTTATTATCAGGTGTTACTGCAACAGCCAATATAACGCTATAATCAGAGTCGCGCCTAGCACTATCTGTAGCGGGATCGACACCCACGTAGATTGAACAAGGTTTCGGATCATCGCCATTGGGGACAACAAAAGTAAGCCCAGTTTCTTGATCCTGTGTAAATTGACCATCCCAAAATTTGATATGATCCCTAGTAAATATTGCATCTTCTTCACTTTGTACCTCCATCATGTACTCTTGATAAAATTTTTGTGGAGTTCCACTATCTTGGTAGAACTTCTTTTTTCTTGCCATTTCTTTATGACCAAACCATGAAGGCCATAAAGGTGTTCCATCTTCTTGTAAGGCTTTATATGTTATTACTCTCCAACTGAAATCTTGCTTTTCTTTTTTGGCTTGTTCATGCCCTACTAAAATCTTTTGTATAAATGCATCATAATGCACTGGTGTTCCATTAATCCTTAATCTTCCTGTTTTCGGTTCGAGCGCAGGAAAGACGACAGCAGTAACGAGGTTGGATATTTTACTTCTGCTTTCTGGTGTAATTGTGTTATTCTCATCTTCAAAATCGTCAAGTACAATAAGATCATAACGCTTATGAAGCTTAGCACCACCACGAATACCAGATAGATTGGACTTGCTAATAAGTTTGCAATTGTTTTTAAGCTCGATATCATCTTCTGTCCATTTCCTTCCTTTTAAATCACCGAAATAATACTTAATTCTTTCATTAAATTCCAAATGATATTTTATATAATCTAAATTAGGTACTGATATTTTACTAGAAGCAGCAACCCAACCATAAAATAATGGTTCATCTGTAAAACAAAAATCATGTAGTATATTACATTTAGTTAATACAGTCTTACCATGTCCCCTAGGTAATATAACAGCAAGTTGTCTAACTGATAAATCAGATAAAGAATCAGCTACCTCATAATGAAAGAAAGGAGTTTCACTTCTCATAAAATCTTCATGCAAAAATAACTTACCAAATGCAATTAAATCTTTATGAGCTAATTGTAACTCTTCTTCTGCTTTACTTATATTTCTAGAATTTATATTTGCCATTATTCAGTAAAACTGTTAAACACAATTCCTCCATTTAAAGTATAAAACTCAGCTCTGTCAGTATGACTATGTATTTTAGCTACATTGTTTATATATCCATTAGTTTTTACTGTATCACCTTGATCATTAACTGTTATTATATCATTTAATTTTTTGCCTGTTTGCATAAGATAAGATGTGTAAGAGTATTCAGAAGCATTAGATCTTTGAGCAATAGCATCTGACCAATTCATAGGTATCCAACATTTACAATTAGATAAAGCATTTAAATTTCCTGGAGATGTCCCACTATTATGAAATGCATTTCTATCAGATGATGCATTACCAGTAAATGCAGCAAAATTATGCAAAGTTCCAGTAAAGTGGTTATCTAAATTATTACTGTTTCCTATAACAGGATTTTTAGTGTTTAAATTATTTGAGGTTCCTCCATAAAAAGCACCTACATCAGCTGTTCCAGAAGCAACTTCACTATTATCTATATATACTTTTATTGCGTTTCCTGTATCTGTATAAGTTACAACAAGACTATGTTGATTAGTGTCATTTATATCCGTATCTGATGTAAATGTTGTGCCTCCGTCAATAGCAGAGTAATAATTTACTTTTAAAGTTTGATCATCAAACCAAATTTTATTTTGATAAGTTTCAGTTGAGTCTATTTCATGAAATACCACACCATCTCTATCTCCACCTAAAAATTGAAACCAGATACAAATCATATGATCTGAACCACTAGTAATTTTTCCTTTTTTCCAGCCAGCAGTATTATTAAAATTAATTGGTGTATTTAAAGATACAGCGCAAGGATTACTTTTAAATCTCAAGCAATAAGTAGTTTCACCATGTTCTCCTAAATCTGCAAGATATTTTTCTGGTCTTACACTAGAAGAAGCATAAGAACCAGTTTCAACTGAAAGATTAAATCTGTTTTGAGAAACATCTTTTATCGTTCCATCTGATAATAAACTTGCATTGTCTAAAGGCCAAAAAGCTATAGGTTGAACAGCAGTACCACCAAAACGTCGGCTTTTTGCTGAGTCCATTGTAGGTTTTCCACCTTTAAAATAAGATAAAGATTGTGTGTTTGCATAAAGATTATCAAATATAAGATTACACATTCTATAATCAGGAGATCTAGTTGTTAAATTAGATCCTACATGAATATAATCATCTGTGCTAGGGTTTTCAATTGCTTTAGCTGTTAGAGAGGTATATTGATTATTAACACGAAGATCTAATGCATTAGTAGTTACCTGATGTCTTATATGAATAAAATACCATTTATTTAAAACCATACTAAGTCTTACAGTTTGTATACTACCTGCTGCTGCAGTTCCATCATGAGTCCATAAATTCATATGTCCAGTATTTGGTATATATGTTATTTTTATTCCTTGACCAGTACCATCACTACTATGTATATAACCAAAATCAATTACACCAGTATTTGATGACGCAGTATCATCTGTTGGCATAAACCAAAAACTTAATATCCAAGTTCCCTCTAAATCAAAATCTGAACTCCAATTTCTTCTTAATCTACAAACTGAAGAATTTGTAAATGTTGCTGAACCTTTAACACTTAAAATTGGTGAGTTGCTTGGAGTTTCATTGGATAAACTATGACCTACAGACAGCATTTTAACCTATATAGCAAATACATTGCATACCATTAGCATTTAATGAAACTTTAGACCATCTCCCATATATTGTAACTCCTCTAGGAATTTCATTAGCACTGTCTATAGTATCTCCAAGATCTGCAAATCCATCACCTGTTGTACTAATCCAATTTTCTTGACCATCATATTTATCTTTTACTGATTCAAGATGACTAAATTCTACATCTGTTAATGCTGTAATAGCAATTACACATCTGTCTCCTGTTGGTTCTACTGTTGATGCTGCTAAATCTAAAAAACAAGAACCTAATTGTCCTAATGCAGCGTTTTGAGCTTCTTGAACTGTATAAGTTTGTAGCCCTCTTTGTGGTAATTGTGCCATATTTCCTCCCTACTCTAAGCACTGGCTGTGCGTGAATGAGTAATTAAATTGGTATTATACTTTTTTGTTTTCTATCTTTTAGTGTTTCTAAATCTTCTACTTTATTTATATCTTCCATACTTAACTGAGACAATAAGCTTTCAGTATTTGTTCTTGATTCAGGATTAACTTTATCACCGTCATGAAATTGTACTATATTAGGGTCATTAATAGGATAAGTTTTATCGCCTACTACATTATCTTCTGTTTTAATTTTATTTATAGCTGGAGAACCTTTAAGGAATTTATGAACTTCATGTCTCTGTTCTAAAGTAGCATTTTCTAAACCTTCTCTATTAACAGTTACATTAGGATTGCCTACAGCTAAAGATAATAATTCAGTTATTGATGGAACTATTTCTCCACCATAATACTGAAAATTAGAATCTTTTTCTAAAAACTCAGGAATTTTTCCATCCTTTATATCTTCCATAACAACATCCATTACTGCACTAGTAGCAAATATAGAGGCTAAACTTCTAGAATCTTTTGCATTATGCATTTCTTTTAATAGTTTAGGATCAATTTCTTTATCATGCATACTATATATCATCTCTTTCTATTCTATTATCTCTATTATAATAAGCGCCTTCATCAGGATCTGGAAACCTACTATCACTAGAAAGTGATTTTTTAAAATCCTCTCCATATTTAAGGCCCCTTTCAAATTCACCTTTTCTTACGTCTGTTTTTCCACTAAAACTAACATCCCCAATTAAATCTAGAACACTAGTACCACTTTGTCCTGGATTTGGATTATTTAAAGCATTCTGTATTTGATTTTGCATTTCTGCACCTTTTATAAATGATTGTTGTACCATTGATGTATCATCATAGTAGTCTTTAAATATGTCAACACCACCTTCTTGTGTTTCAAACAACTGTCTAAACATATTTTGTTTATCTATGCTACCACCTTTACCAGTATAACCAAGTTCCATAACATAAGACCTAAGATCTCCAGGATTTTCCATTAAATATTGATATGGATCTTGATCACCCATATCAATTTCTCCTAATCTGTGTCCGTATACATTCGTTCTTTCAAATTTGCTAGGTAAGTTTAAACCATCCTTACCTATAGATTCCTGTCTAGACATAGCAGCAACTTCAGCATCACTAGCGTCTAAACCGTATTTTCCCATTTTATTTGTTCCAAGATGTTTGTCTGCAAATTTTCCAAATTTACTTTTTGCTGTTCTAAATCCACCACTTACTTTATCAGATACTTTTCCCAAAAATGGTTTTTCATCTGTCATTTCAGTCATAATTGATGAAACAACTTTATCTATGTTCTTACCTGGATACCACTTTCTATTTTGATTTGCCGCAAATCTTGCTTGTTCGTCTTTTGTTGCCATTACTCCTCCTGTTATTTTATAGAAACAGACCCTTCATTAAATAAATTTGAAAAAATTACTCAACTAGTTCCTTTGGCCTTTCTGCTTCCTTTAGTTTGTCTTCACTAAATCCTTGAAAAACTGCACCTGTTAATTGTGTAACCTGTGTCTTATTTTTATCTTCCATATCCATAATGTCAGCTAGCTTAAATAAAGCCTTTAATTTAGTATCTTCTTTAGGGGCATTGTCAACTACACTTTTAATATTTTTTAATATATAGTTCTCATCGATGCCTAAAGCTTCCATAAATGGTTTTAATTCTTCTTTCATAGCCGTTTTTATCCTTGTTGTTTTAATCAATTGTCCAGCCCGCATTCCAGCATAGTGCGGGTCATTCGTAGGGAACGCCTTTAGATACGCCTCGCGGGCATCCATTCCAGATGCTAAATACTGGACAAATGTATGTTCTCTACTAGATAAATTCTGCTTATCTTCAATCTGCTGTTCTCTATCAAGATGCCCACCTATACTATATATATGTGCTCTTTTAGATGTATCCATCTTAGTTTTATCAGATACAATAAATGTACCTGTACATGTACCTACATATCTCTGCTCTCTGTCCTTACCCTTAGATTTGGACATGGTACCTTCTCTCAAGATCTGGATAATACACCCATCATCAGATAAAACCCAGTCACCTATATGTCCATGTCTCCAGTTATAGAGATAGTCTATACTGCCAGGTACTTCATCTGCATCTTCAAATACTGTATGTTCTATTTTACTTATTTTATATGTTCTCATATATAACCCTAAACCCGCCAAGGGTTTAGATTAGCTAATTCCTAAATCTACACCATCTACATATTTCAGCATGTATTCAT